GATTTAGATTTTACAGGCGATGGTAGTGAAGTGGGTGGCGAAGATCTGCCTCCTCCAGCACCTGAAGCACCACCAGCTATGCCGCCAATGCCAGTACCTGAAGTGCCTCCAGAAGCAGGAGCAATGCCTCCAGCGCCTGAAGCAGTTCCTCCAGCAGTGCCTGTGGCAGAAAACCGAGACGATTTACCTTGGGACACAGACCCAGAAGATGAAAAGTCACATTTTAAAAAGCCTCATAATCCTAATAGAACAGGTAGAGATAGTGCTAAGGCATTGTCACACGCTGGGTTATTAAAAGCAATTCAAATGGCTAAAAAAGCAGGCGCAGGCTTAGATACTAAATTAGACTTTGGCCACAAAGAGATGACTTTGCATGATTGTATTCGTGAATGTGGATTAACTCCGATGGAATGTGGGTTTGACGATGACGGCGAATCACAAGGTAATCCAGTTGAACAAATGTTAAAATCAGTTGCAGGTTTTTGGAACAAAGAAGAAAGAAACTTTACTATTGGTGGAACTCGTGCCAAAGTAAAAATCATTAAAGATTTTAAAAACGGCGAATTCAAAGGTGCTACACCGGATGATGTTAAACAGGTATTGGCATTGGTTGATAAGATGGACACAATCAAGAACTTGGACATATCAAACACTTGTCAGGTATACACGGCATGCACCCGCAAGCAGTTGAAATTGAAATCGGTGAAAGTGTTGTGAAAAAATCAGACGAGTTAACTTCTATTCTAAAGATAGCAGGATTAAAATAAGGACCTATTATGAAAAAAATTACAGAAAACGAGTTACTACAAAAAGTCAGTAAACTTAAAGAATATATTGCCGTTGTTGAATCTGAACAGGTTAACGAAGTTAACTGGGGCGCACTTGGTACAGGTGCAATGAACGCTGTCAAAGGTGCATTAGGTGGCACCGGCGGCAAACTTGCGGCAGGCGCTGCATTAGGTGCTGGCGCACTAGCTGCAGGACAAGCACTTACAAAACCAAAGCAAGCAGCTGCGCCTGCAGGTACTACGGCTAAAGTTCCTGGTAAATCTGACCCAGCTGTTATGAAACAACAACAAGATTTAATTGCCAAAGGCGCAAAGATCAAAGCTGACGGTATAATGGGTCCTGCTACACAAGCAGCTATTGCACAGTTTGGCGGCGCGACACCAGCAGCTGGCCAAGAATTGCGAACACCTGATGAAATTGCTGCGTCACAAGATTTATTAACAGCAAACGACGGAAGCGGTGCAAATGGTGGTGCAGAACAAGCACGTAATCCAAACGCAGGATTAACTCCGGATGATCGACGTTGGCAAGGTCCAAAACCAGCGGCAACAGCGGCTGCACCTGCACCAGCGGCTGCAACAGCGGCTGCACCTGCAACAGCGGCTGCACCTGCAACAGCGGCTGCACCTGCAACAGCGGCTGCACCAAGCAAAGCACAACAGTTAGTTACCCAAGCTGGGTTACCGCAACCTGGTGCAAGCCCTGAAGATATGTTGAAAAATACGCAAGCTCTACCGGGAATGGACCCAGCTAAAATGATGGCAGATCAAAAAGCTAGAATGGCGGCGGCAAAGGCAGCGCAACCTGCCCAATCGCCACAAGGTACGTGGACGCAACAAGGAGTTCCAGCAGGCACTCCGGCACCTGCAACAGAGTCAGTTAACTTTCGAAATGACGAATTGAGTAGAATCGTTAGTTTGGTTCAGTATCGTTAATCGAGTAAAATACTCACATTTAGGGCAAGATTTCTCTTGCTTTACTAAATAAAAGTGCGTACAATAACATGTATGCACTTTTTTATTTTATGTATATCATAAAGTAATACAGGCAAAAACAGCAGAAATGCAAACAAAAAGGCTATTAATAGGAGAAACAATTATGGCAACTTTAGCAGAAATTCGTGCAAAACTAAAACAATCTGAACAACGTGGTTCAGAAAACAAATCAGGTGGGGACAAGTCAATTTACCCATTCTGGAACCTAAAAGAAGGCGGCGAATCTACACTTAGATTCTTACCAGACGGTAACGCTGATAACACTTTTTTCTGGGTAGAACGTGCAATGATCAAATTGCCATTCTCTGGAATCAAAGGTGAATCCGAAAGCAAAAACATCACAGTACAAGTACCATGCGTAGAAATGTATGGCGACGCTTGCCCAATCTTGGCAGAAGTACGTGCATGGTTTAAGGATCCTTCACTAGAAGATATGGGTCGTAAGTACTGGAAGAAACGCAGTTACATTTTCCAAGGTTTTGTTGTTGAAGACGGACTTGGTGAAAAAGGTGACGAGATTCCAGAAAATCCAATCCGTCGATTCATCATCGGTCCTCAAATCTTTACATCAATTCGTGCGGCTTTGGTCGATCCAGAATTGGAAGATTTGCCAACTGACTTTGTGCATGGTCTAGACTATCGCATGAAGAAAACAAGCAAAGGTGGTTATGCTGACTACTCAACTTCAAGTTGGGCACGTCGCGAGCGTCCACTAAATGACGTGGAAAATGCAGCTGTCAAACAACATGGCTTGTTTAACTTGTCAGACTTTTTACCTAAGAAGCCAGGCGAAGTTGAATTGAAAGTTATGAAGGAAATGTTTGAAGCATCAGTTGACGGCGAGCCATATGATATGGAACGTTGGGGTCAATATTTCAAACCAGCAGGTATGAGCCAAAACACTGGCGATCCTAAAGCAACTCCTAAAGCAACTCCTGCACCTGCACCAGCGGCAAGTGATGACGATGCTCCGTTTGATGCAGATCCTGCACCAGCGGCAAAGTCAACACCTGCACCAGCTCCAAAAGCTGAAGCAAGTGCTGGCGGCGACAGTCGTGCCCAAGACATCTTGGCAATGATCCGTAATCGTCAAAAAGCGTAAACGGCTTGGGCCTCTGCAACTTAGTTGTACGCCCAGGTTATCTTATTTAGGAGAATTAACTTATGGCTACAAAAGCCTTCGATTTATCAAAATTTAGAAAAACCTTGACTAAGTCAATTGACGGTCTTGGTGTAGGATTTAACGATCCTACAGATTGGGTTAGTACAGGCAACTTTACGCTTAACTATCTAATCAGCGGTGATTTTAACAAAGGTATTCCTTTGGGTAAGGTTACTGTGTTTGCTGGAGAGTCTGGAGCAGGTAAAAGTTTCATCTGTTCAGGAAATCTAGTGCGTAACGCACAAGCACAGGGCATTTATGTTATTTTAATTGATACAGAAAATGCGCTAGATGAAAAATGGTTACACGCACTTGGTGTAGACACTAGTGAAGACAAACTTCTTAAACTCAACATGGCTATGATCGATGATGTGGCTAAAACCATTCACGAGTTCATGAAAGAGTACAAAGAAATGGCAGAACGTCCTAAAGTCTTATTTGTCATAGACTCATTGGGTATGTTGCTTACCCCTACTGACATTAACCAGTTCCAAGCTGGTGACATGAAGGGGGACATGGGCCGTAAACCTAAAGCACTTACTAGTTTGGTGCGTAACTGTGTTAACATGTTTGGTAGTTATAACGTAGGTATGGTTTGTACAAATCACACATACGCAAGCCAAGACATGTTTGACCCAGATGACAAAATCAGTGGTGGACAAGGTTTTGTTTATGCAAGTTCAATTGTTGTTGCTATGAAAAAACTCAAACTTAAAGAGGATGAGGATGGTAACAAGGTTAGTGATGTAATGGGTATTCGTGCAAGTTGCAAGATTATGAAAACTCGTTATAGCAAGCCATTTGAAACTGTACAAATTAAGATTCCATATGAAACAGGTATGAATCCTTATTCAGGAATGGTTGATATGTGTGAAAAGGCCGGCTTGTTAAAACAGGAAGGTAATAGACTCAAGTGGGTTGATCCGGAGACAGGTGAAGAGTTCAAATTCTACCGAAAAGAATGGAAAGATGATAAATTAGATATGATAATGAATAAATTTCATATCAAAACTTTAACAACAACTACCATTCCCGAGGAGACAGAAGAACATGTTGAATGAAACACAAATTGGTGATGTTTGGCTTACGTTTATTGAGTACATTGACAAAAAACAGCAAGAAGTAGTAGCAGAACGTTACATCGATTTGCTAGCAGACTTTGGTGCATCTGATCGTGTACTACAAGCAGCAACTGGTGTTGATACTATCCTAGATCAAGCAATTTCATACTACCTGAATGAAGATGAAGATGCTGAACCAGAAGATGATATTGACGAATTGGAGTTTTAATGGGTTGGTATTCTGAAATTTCCAAAGACATTTCAAACATTCCCGATGCGGCCGTATACTTCGAATCTGAATTAATGGAAGCTAAAAAGGAATGTAAAATTTCTGGAAATGTTGAACGTGCTGCGGCTGCAATGCCCGGTGTAGTTGAACATAGATTTGGACAATTGCAAGAAATTGAGGCAATTTTAGAATACCTTAACATTGAATTACGTCGCCTTAAAAGTCAACACTTTCGTAAATATCTTGAAAACTACCAACGTGCATTAAGCAGTCGAGATTGCGAAAAATATGTCGAAGGTGAATCAGATGTTGTTGACTTTGAAAAAATTATCAACGAATTTGCCTTACTTCGTAACAAGTGGTTAGGTATTACTAAAGCACTTGACCAAAAACAGTGGCAAATTACTAACATTGTAAAATTACGTGTTGCGGGTATGGAAGACGCAAGTTTATAATTCATTCTCTCAAAAGAGTGACCATAGGCCTTAAATAATATTGAGGCCTATTTTTTTCTAAACGGTTGCTTTCTGAAAAAATAGAGCGTATACTTACTATATGATAACAGTTGATAAATTATTGCTAGAAATTGTAAATTCAACAACACCTACGGTTGAAGAATTAGTACCTGCTAAAGACAGTAGAGTACTACGAAGCCTTGGATCGTCTATAATTAGTCACTTTTTTATTACAGAAAATCAAAGCAGGCTATTACTTAAAATTCTCAAGGAAAACCAGAAAAGACTTGGTGAAATTTCAGAAAATCTAAACCAAGTAATTGGCGCACCTTTGTGGTCTAGACAATTTAGACAAATAGAACAAGTAAAAAAGATATACATCAACACCGACGAAGACAACGAATCAACACTGGTCATTGAATTCACGTTCAACTCAGAAATTCGCAAAGTTTTGCAAGAATTGTCAAAAAAATGCGAAAATTTCATTGCGCATCTAAATGGTAAAAAATACACTGCTGACCTAACTGAGCATAATATTGTACACATCATTGATGCATTGGCACCTTTTGACATGGATATTGATGACACTGTAAAAACTCATTACAACACCATAAAATCCTGGTCAGAAACCACTTTTCGAGACCAGTTTTTACTGACCAACATTGTCAACGTGAATTTTCAAAAACACATCACTGACGATTTAGGAATTCAAACAGCCATTGATAATAATATTATTACCGATAGAAGTATGCGATATCAGTACTTTACAGAAATTGCCAAAAATCACGGTGATACACTAACAGAAGTACTTGCAAGTAGAAGTAAGACAAAAATATGGGTTGATAAAAATCAACATTCATTGTCACATGTTGTTGCCAGTTTAATGGAACTAAAAAGACTACCGTTGCTTGTGGTGTTTGATACATTAGTCAATGACAAGTATAACGACAACCTAAAAATGTTGGCAAAAGCACTGGATGACAACGGAATTTACGACCGAGTAGGTGTTTACTTTAGATTAGCCAACGATGAGTCTGGTAAAAGATTTAATAACCTAATTGCTGATAGACAATACAATTACCGTCTGGAATCAGACACTCAAGTGTGTGCTGTACAGAGTGGAAAAATACCAAAATTCTTCCTTACAAATCCATGGAAGCCCATGAGTGTAATAGCACTGGATAGCCGAATGGGTTTACGTCACGGTAAAACTGCTGTATACTCTAACTGTTGCGACCTCATTGTTGAGTGGGCAGAACAACCAAATTTAATGGATCAAACAAGGATTATTGCATGACTGTAAGATTGGTAATTCGAGACGAAGTTAATATTAAATTAGAGAACTTACCATTAGAAGCTCGTAAGAAGCTAACCAACACTTTCAAGTATGAGGATCCTACTGCACGACATCGACCAGCATATAAATTAGGTCGCTGGGATGGCAAAGTAAGTATGTTTGGTTTAGGCGGCAACGGCTATTTGAGTCAGCTAGAAAAGATATTAGAAATACTCTACAACATGCATATAGATGTTGAAGAAGTAGATGATTTACGCACAACCCCTAAGATTGAATTTACACCTGTTACAGAGTCTTACTGGGCAGACCAAGGCAAAGTATGGCCAAAAGGTCATCAGCAAGAAGGCCAGCCAATTATGTTGCGTGACTATCAAGTAGACGCAATTAACACGTTTTTAACCAACACACAAGCACTGCAAGAAATTGCCACAGGTGCTGGTAAAACAATTACAACAGCAACCTTGAGTCAACTGGCAGAAAAATATGGACGTACTATTACTATTGTACCTAACAAAAGTCTAGTTGAACAAACTGAAGAAGATTTTGTTGCAGTTGGTTTAGATGTTGGTGTTTATTACGGTGATCGAAAGGATCTTAATAAGACACATACTATTTGTACTTGGCAAAGTCTCAATATTTTAGATAAGAAATCTAAAGCACACGAATACGAAATTGTTTCTTTGGCTGAATTCTTAGATGGTGTTAAGACGGTGATTGTGGACGAAGTACACATGGCTAAAGCTGAAGTACTGAAGAATTTATTGACACAAAATCTGTGTAATGCGCCCATACGTTGGGGCTTAACTGGAACTGTACCCAAAGGTGACTTTGAATCACAACCTATATTTGCCAGCATTGGTCCAGTGGTAGGCGGCATCAAAGCACATGAACTACAAGAGATGGGTGTGCTGTCCACATGTCATGTCAACGTGGTACAATTGATAGACATACCTGAATTTAAAATGTATTCAGACGAATTAAAATATCTTGTCACTAACGAAGACAGGATGTTGTATATCAGTAAATTAATTAAAAAAATCTCACAATCAGGCAACACTTTGGTCCTAGTAAACAGGATTGACTCAGGCAAATTTTTAGTAAACGAAATAGATGAAGCAGTATTCATCTCAGGCGAAGTTAAAACCAAAGATAGAAAAGAAGAGTATGACGAAGTTAAAACAAGCGATAACAAGATTATTGTGGCGACTTACGGTGTGGCCGCTGTGGGTATTAATATCCCCCGTATTTTTAATATGGTTCTTTTGGAACCCGGAAAGAGCTTTGTCCGCGTTATACAAAGCATTGGGCGAGGTATTAGAAAAGCAGACGACAAAGACTTCGTACAAATCTGGGATTTAACTAGCACCTGTAAATATGCCAAGCGGCATCTTACTGAACGTAAGAAATTTTACAAGGAAGCCAAATATCCATTTACTTTAGAAAAAGTGGATTGGCAAAAATAAGGAATTATGCAGATATTAACATTAGACAACAAGACGTTTTCACTTAACAATTTACCAGAAGAAGTGGATGAAAACACAAGGTTTGCAGTACTGGACAACAGTAGTCCAAATGAGCCAGATTTTTTCTTTATGCCATTAATTTTCCTAGAAAGTTTCAATGCACCAGCAATGGTACTTAGAATCGGCAACGATGAAGTTACTATGCCAATAGATTGGTGCATTGCAGTAGGAGACAGTTCCAGTGCTTGTGACATAGAAATATTGCCATTAACCAGTTTAAATGACAGAGGGTTTGAAGCATTATGTTTTAATCCGTTGAGCTCGTTTAGGGTAGAGTTTAAGAAAATTGAAATTGTAAACTTTTACAATGATGTTAAATGGTATTTTCCTAAAATGAAAAACGGTCAACTGTTAGCAACGCCTACACGCTTTGAAGACAAGCCAGATTGCGTATACTTTGTTAAAGAGATCAGCAGACAAAGTGAGATAATTCAATTGGATAAAATACTATGACACTTAAAGTAGCTTATTTTCAACCAGTAGTGCTTGCCATTGATTCTGTGCCTCCGGTTGAATTTAGTAAAATATATGGGCTTGCAGAAAACTTACACAGCCACCCTGAGTTAAACGACAGCGGTAATCCTTTCCTTAGTATTAGAGGTGGACAGCAGGTTCAAGTATATCCCAATAAGATGAATTTAGACATTGGCTGGCTAATACACTGGCTTGAAAATATATGTAACGGTTATCTTGAATTGATTACTGCACAGAGCGGAACAGAGGAATTGAAATACTGTAAAGCAACTGTAACTAGTATATGGACTATACGTCAATTCCAGGGAGATTATCAAGAAATGCATAGTCACCCTGGCGGAGATTTAAGCGGAAATATTTATATAAGTTCACCTGAAATTCACGAAAATTCGTTACCCAGCGATGGGCAAATATTTTTTAGATTGCCGTTTACAAAAGATATCAGTAAATTTATTATGAACGATAATTGGAAATACGATCCTGTAGCTGGGACTGTAATTCTATTCCCAAGTCATTTGCCTCACACAGTGTACCCTTGGAAGGGCACCGGGCACCGAACAGTAATGGCATTTGATGCAAAAATAGTACCTCGAGAAGAATGACATGGGATCTCTTAAACCTGGTGCAACTTATATATACGAACGCAACGGCGACGAAGTGTACGCACGTGAGTTTGGAGAGACAGAACGTAAGTTAATTGGATACAAATACGAAATGGAAGGTAAACCAGATCCACGTACTAATGACGGTCGACCGTTAATTGAGCAAATACGAGAAAGTAAATTGTGGGGCGAAATTCATCGAGAGGCAAAAACCAATCCCACTTTACAAAAGGCCTTAGATCGTGCTATAATGATATACAAATTAAGCAAGGATAAACTCCGTGAGTGAAAAGATTGAGTTAAAAGAAAAGTTAACAGCCGTGGATCAGAACGTTCGTGAATTGTGGGACGCAATGGATTCTGACCAACAAAAAAGTCTCAAGAGTGAATTCTTTATTCTTAACAGATATGTTAGTAATGTAGCTGGACAAAGCAGAGAAATACAAGAACATTTTGTGTTAACTGTTAATGAATATTTTAACAAAAATTGGAATAGCCTGCAGAAACATCCTAAACTCATGTGGCAATTATTGTGTATGTGCAGTTGGAATGGAAAGAAAACATTCTGGCATGAGTGGATTGGTTTTAAGAAAAAAGCAGGTATTAATAATAAAAAAGTCAGGTTTTTAGAGGAAATTTATCCGGCTAGAAAACTAGATGAGATTGAACTTTTAAGTAAGATAAGTACAGATGTAGAGTTAAAACAACTGGCTCGCGATCACGGTATGGACGAGGCAACCATTGCTAAAAAATTAAAATGATGGCACTAACGGCTGACACAAATTCATACACCTGCGGGTATTGCAGTAGTAAATTCTCTAAGGAAAAAACTTTAGCAGTGCATGTGTGCGAGCAAAAACGACGAGCATTGGCTAAAACAGAAAAACATGTTATACTTGGATTCGACACATTTCAACGTTTTTACAAGCGAGCTCAGCCAAATAATCCCCAGGATAAAAATTATGAAGATTTTTCTAAAAGTCCTTATTATAACGCTTTTGTTAAGTTTGGCAGCTTTGTTAGTAACGTCAATCCTCTCTACCCGGAACGATTCATTGACTGGGTTGTATCATCAGGTGTCAAATTGGATCACTGGTGTAGAGACGAACTCTACGACCAATACGTCTTTGACCTCATTAGAAAAGAATCAGTTGAAACAGCATTAGAGCGTAGCATTAGTCACATGTTATCCTGGGCAAACGATAACAATGCACAATGGAATCATTATTTCCATTATGTAAGTCTAAGTCGTGCATGTTATGATATTAAAGATGGAAAGATTAGTCCGTGGATTGTTTTAAATTCAGCAAGCGGTAAAGCAATGTTACAAAAGTTTAGCGACGAACAACTGGGTCATGTACAGAAGATCATTGACCCGCCATTTTGGACCAGCAAGTTTAAAAAACTGCCAGCAGATGCAGAACTGGTCAAACAAGTGGTTAAAGAGAGTAATATATAATGCCAGATATTGATATTGACTTTGCAGATAGAACACAAGTTTTAAACGTGCTAAAACATATTGATGCACGACTAGATTCGGATAAAAAACATAACACTGGTGTGTATGTACAAAGTATTCCGTTTAATCCTATTACAGGATTGAGCACAGTTGATTATAAAACAGCAGAAGATAGAGGTTATTTTAAGATAGATTTTTTGAATGTAAGTGTCTATGAAGGTGTTAAAAGTAAACAGCATTTAACTAAATTATTGGAGACTGAGCCATTATGGGATTTACTATTGGAAGACGATTTCGTGAACAAACTATTTCACGTGAATGGTCACGGGAGTATTTTAAGGCAGATGGTACCAGAGTCTATAGAACAACTAGCGGCAGTTCTAGCAATGATAAGACCTGCGAAACGATATCTGATTGGGAAAGACTGGACTACGGTGATGATGGAGATCTGGAAGAAACCAGAGAATGATGACTATTACTTTAAGAAGGCACATGCTATTGCCTATGCACATGTGATAGTTGTGCAGATGAATTTAATATGCGAAGATTTACTTAACCTTGCGGACTAGTTGTAGACTTTTACGCTTAACACGTTTGAGTGTAAGATTCATTAAATTAACCACAGGGCCTAAGAGTATTCGGGTGTCTTTGCTGTTGAATGTTTTAACAGCATAGGCAAATGGTCCAATTTGATCTCTGCAAAATATATTAATAGGATATTGACGGTTGCTTTCCCACCACCATATTTCTCCTATTTCTAAAAAGAGTGTTTTCTCTTCAGGTGTTTTGATGGCATTTAAATCGTAGAAGCTGGTAACAAACTGATCCTGATTTATTATGATGCCCACGTATTCGTCTTCTCCGTAGTTTATCACACTAATGAAGGGTAAGTTTTGTTCGATATTGTCTCTTAGTTTTGCCATAAATACTATTAAAGGTC